AATCGTAAATGAGAGAATCAAGAAACCATAACCAATAACTAAAGAAAAGTATGTTTAATACCGAACAGTCCGAACAAAAGTGGGCAGCGGTGTTGGATCATGCGGAAGCTCCTGCATTCAAGGATAACTACCGCCGGTCCGTCACGGCCGCGTTGCTCGAAAACCAGCAGAAGGCTCTCAAAGAAGAGCGCTCGATGCTCGCCGAAGCCGATCTTGGCACCGGTGCAATCCAAAACTTCGATCCGATCCTGATCAGCCTCGTGCGCCGCGCGATGCCGAATCTGATCGCGTATGATATCGCTGGCGTGCAGCCGATGAGCGGACCCACCGGTCTGATCTTCGCGCTCAAGCCTAAGTTCACTACGGCCGAAGGTGCAGTGGCGGTCAATGATGACGCCCTCTACGGTGGCGTTGAAGGTACGACTCAGTCGGCTCCGGCGTTCCCGACTGGCACGACTAGCAAAGCCTCGTATGTCACGGCGACTCCCTCGGTTCAAACGGTTACCGGCGGTACGGTTCTGACCATCTCGACCTCCAGCCTGCAAGCTGGTGACTTGGTCATCGGTCAGAGCTTCGTTCCTGGCACTCGTATCTCCTCGATCGGTACCGGCACGGTTACGGTTGACACGGCGCTTGTTAGCACGGCTTCTAGCTCGTCTGGCATCTTGTTTGCTAACCTGGCTCCTATCGCTACCTATTTCTCCGGCACCGCTTCCACTCGTGCTTATACCACGGCTGAAGGTGAAGCGCTCGGTGATAGTACGTTCAAGACGATGGGCTTCGACATCGAGAAGACCGTCGTGACCGCGAATACTCGCGCGCTCAAGGCTAGCTACACGATGGAACTCGCTCAGGACCTCAAGGCCGTTCATGGTCTCGATGCTGAGTCTGAGCTCGCCAACATCCTGTCGGCTGAAATCCTCGCTGAAATCAATCGCGAAGTCATCCGCACGATCAATGTTAAGGCCAAGCTTGGTGCACAGACAGCCAATGTTACCACCAAGGGCAAGTTCAACCTCTTCACCGATGCTGATGGTCGTTGGAACGTCGAGCGCTTCAAGGGTCTTCTGATCCAGATCGAGCGCGAGGCTAACCAGATCGCCAAGGACACCCGTCGTGGCAAGGGTAACTTCATCCTCTGCTCGAGCGATGTTGCTACAGCCCTTTCTTCGGCTGGCGTTCTCGATTACGCTCCAGCCCTGAGCACACAGCTCGAGGTTGACGACACCGGCAACACCTTCGCTGGTGTTCTCAATGGCCGCACGAAGGTTTACATCGATCCATATGCCACGGCTGACTACGTCACCGTCGGATATCGTGGAACGAACCCATACGACGCTGGTCTCTTCTACGCTCCATACGTGCCACTCACGATGGTCCGCGCAGTCGGTCAGGCTGACTTCCAGCCACGTATCGGATTCAAGACCCGTTACGGCATGGTCGCCAACCCATTCGCTGAAGCCCCAACGGCTCCTCAGAATGACACTGGTACCAATCGCGCTAACCGTTACTTCCGCATCTTCGGAGTAACCGGTATCCTGGATAACGCCTAATCGGTATCTAGTCTGAATCAATAAGGGGGACCCTCGGAAGGGGGTCCCCTTTTTCGTCTGATAAATAATTGAATCATGTCAACCACTCTGAACAAGAATTTCCTTTCGCCGAACGGGTTTCGGCTGATCATTGACCGCCAAGAATTTGCAGACGTGGAATACTTCTGCATTAATTCTGCTCTTCCAAACGTGAGCGCCGGCGCAATATCCCAGGCCTACCGAAATCTTCAGAACACTTATGCTGGTGATAAGGTTGAATACGCGCCGTTCGACATCCGTTACATGATCACAGAGAACATGGAGAACTATGTTTCTTTGTTTAATTGGATCGTGAAGAATGCCAACGAGGGCATCAAGGTTGCAGATATGACCCTGAACATTCTGAACAGCAACAATAATGTGATTCGTCAGGTTCGGTTTGTGGACGCTTTCCCAGTGTCAATTGGTCAACTGGATTTTCATTCTCAGAACACCGATGTGGAATACATCATCGGCGATGCCTCGTTCTCGTACTCGAATTTCTATTTCGTTACCTGAAGCCTAGATAGATAATCCTACAGTCAATTACATTATGATCAACGTTGAAGAAATTCTGGCGATGTGGAAAAAGGATTGTGTCATCGATGAGATGAACCTCGATGAGGCCTCCAAGGATACTGCCAAGCTGCATGCGAAGTACTTAGAACTGCTGTCCATCACAAAGCTTGCTCTGAAGAAGAAAGAACTAGACCAGAGAGTATTGCTGAAGGACAAGTGGATGTACTTCAATGGCAAGATGGACAAAGCTCAGATCGATGAGAAGGGCTGGGACTATGATCCGTTTGGTGGTCATAAGATCATGAAGTCGGACATGCAGTATATGTACGAATCGGATCCTGAACTGCAGAAATCTGAGGTCCAGATCACCTATCTGAAGACCGCAGTGGATACGCTGCAGGAAATCATGGACACACTGAAATGGCGTCATCAGACGATCAAGAATATGATCGAGTGGCGCAAGTTCACGAGTGGTGTGTGATGCCTGACGTCATTAAAGTCAAGAAGAAAAACGAGGTGTTCGTGACGGTGGACTGCGATCCATCTGTGCAGAACGAACTCTCCGATTTTTTTACGTTCTTTGTGCCTGGCTATCGCTTTATGCCGGCTTACAAGAACAAGCTTTGGGATGGAAAGATCCGGCTGTATGACCGTCGTCTGAAAACGCTGTATGCCGGTCTCATCGATTATCTTGATGAGTTTGCTGATGTGCGCGGCTGCGAGATCCAGTACATTGATGACGATTACTACGGTCGTCCCGAAGCTCAGGCTTTCATTGAGCTAGAGCAGGTCAAAGCCTTTGTTGAGACTCTGAATCTGTATGCTCATGGTAAAGCTATTGAACCAAGAGATTACCAGCTCGAGGCGATCCATCACGCTCTGGTCCATTATCGGGCGATGCTTCTCAGTCCTACAGCCTCGGGAAAGTCGTTGATCATCTATGTGATGATTCGTTGGTTTCTCGAGGAGAATCAGAACAAGAAGGTTCTGTTGATCGTACCGACCACATCGCTCGTTGAGCAGATGTTCAAGGACTTTGCGGATTACTCGACTCTGGATGAGAATTGGGACAACGAGCAGATGTGTCATCGGATCTACTCCGGTAAGGAGAAGATGGACATTCGTTCTCGAGTGGTCATCACGACTTGGCAGTCGATCTACAAGATGCCGGCCACGTGGTTTGAACCGTACGGCATGGTGATCGGTGACGAGGCCCACAACTTCAAGGCTAAATCGCTTTCGGCCATCATGGAGAAACTGTACGATGCAAAGTATCGAATCGGCACAACCGGAACTTTGGATGGGACACAAACTCACAAGTTAGTGCTGGAGGGTCTGTTCGGACCGGTACATCGTGTCACAACTACGAAGGCGCTGATGGATTCAGATGCTTTGGCACAACTCTCCATTGATGTACTTCTAATGAAGTACGATGACCAAGTCTGTCAGGCTGCCAAGGATTACGACTACCAGCAAGAGATCGATTTCATTGTGGCAAATCAGACGCGAAACAAGTTTATTCGGAATCTGGCCATTGCTCAGGAAGGCAATACGCTGATCCTGTACAACTACGTTGAGAAGCACGGCAAACCGCTATATGATCTAATCGATGCCAAACTGAATGAACTTCCACGGCGTACTCGAAAGCTTTTCTTTGTTTCTGGTGATGTGGATGCTGATGAACGCGAGAGAATTCGCGAGATTACCGAGAAGGAAAAGGATGCCATCATCGTGGCTTCCATGGGCACATTTTCCACCGGGATAAATATAAGAAACCTGCATGTCATCATCTTCGCATCTCCTTCGAAGTCCCAGATCCGGGTGCTTCAGTCGATCGGTCGAGGGTTACGTAAGTCCGACGATGGTCGGGCCACGAAAGTTTACGACATTGCCGATGACCTGCATTGGAAGAAGAATCGGAACTACACGCTGGACCATGCGGCAGAACGAATCAAACTGTATGGCTCAGAAAAGTTTGATTACAAGATCCACGAGGTGAAGCTGTGAACAAATTTGAAGATCTCAGCGTGATTCTGAAGCTGGTCTCCGGTGAAACGATCCTATGTCAGGTCCTCTCGGATACTGACAAGAACATGATCATTCGAGATCCTCTCGAGATTCGAGTTCACAGTCAGACTACTGCTGAAGGTGTCAGATCCACTACGTATTATGCAGATTGGTTTCTGGCATCGAAGTCACGCATTCACATGATTCGTAAAGAGCACGTGATCTCTGCTGCTATCCCAGATGACGCCACTAAGACCAACTACGCCGGCATCATTGAGAACCGTGATGGCACACCATCTGAACCAGATAAGAAATTTAATTGGGAACAGCAATTCGATTTTGGCGATACGTCACCAGACCGTTAGGGTATACTGTGACCACTGGGTGAACAGTGTAAACAAAATAACGGCTTCCCGCGAGGATGTAAACAACTTCGGGAATGAGTGCTCAGTAAAAGTTTGAGATGTACAAGTAAGATCGATTGGTTAGTATGATCTGCAATTAGTAATGACAACACAAGACACAACTAAACCCAAGAAGACCACGCCGAAGGCCGAGCGTGAGCATTACGTAAACAACAAGGAGTTTTCTGAGGCTGTTGTTGATTACGTCACCGGAGTGAAGAAATCCATCTCCGAGAATAAGGAGCCAGATCGTATTCCCGAATACATCGGTCGGTGCTTCCTTCGTATTGCTGAAGGTCTTTCTCACAAGCCTAACTTCGTACGATACACCTATCGTGAGGAGATGGTCATGGATGCCGTCGAGAACTGCATCAAGGCGATCATGAATTACAACATCGAGGCTGCCACTCGTACTGGTTCTCCTAACGCCTTTGCGTACTTCACGCAGATCTGCTACTATGCCTTCCTTCGGCGTATCATGAAGGAAAAGAAGCAGCAGGACATCAAATTCCGTTACATCGAGCATGCAGGTATTGAGAACTTTCTTACATCGCCCGATGACGAAGTTGCTGCAGTCTTCCAGGATACTGGCTTCATCGAGACCATCAAGAAGCGTATCGATAAGGTCAAGGACAACGACAAGAAGATCAAAGACTTCAAGAAGAAACTCAAGACAGATCTCGAGTTCTTCATTGCATGAAGATAGCCATCCTTAACGATACTCATTGCGGAGCCAGAAACGCATCTGACGCTTTTCTGGACTACTTCGGGAAGTTCTACTCAGAGATCTTCTTTCCGTACTGCAAGGAGCATGGGATCAAGCAGATCTTGCACCTAGGTGATTACTACGACCACCGGAAGTACATCAACTTCAAGGCACTTCATCACAACCGCAAAACATTCCTGGAGCCAATGCGTGATCTGGGAATGACGATGGACATCATTCCTGGTAACCATGATGTGGTCTACAAGAACACAAACGATCTTTGTTCACTAAAGGAACTGCTAGGGTTCTTCGTGGAGAACGTCAACATCGTCATGAAGCCAAAGGTGATGAGCTACGATGGTTGCAATATTGCACTTCTACCGTGGATCAATCCGGAGAACTTTGAAGAATCGATGAAGTTCGTTGAGACGTGCCCAGCCACAATTCTGGCAGGGCACCTCGAACTGAAAGGCTTTGATGTTCTTCCTGGCATGCCGGCTCATGAGGGTATGGATCCAAAGGTGTTCTCCAGGTTTGAGGAAGTGTGGTCTGGTCATTACCACACGAAATCGAAGAAAGACAACATTCACTATCTCGGCACTCAGTTCGAGATGACGTGGGCGGATGTGAACGACAGCAAGTATTTTCACGTCTTTGACACTGAGACTCGACAGTTGACAGAGATCCACAATCCAAATACGATCTTTGAGAAGTATCTTTACAACGACAATTCCATCGCTCTTGATCCGGATGGCCTTGACGTATCTTTTGCGACCGGACGATTCGTCAAGGTCGTAGTGATGCACAAGAAGGACTTCTTCAAATTTGACCGATTCATCGATCGGCTGCAAAAGCAGAATCCACTTGAGCTCAAGATCGCAGAGAACTACGAAGAATTCACTGGCACAAATGTTCAGGATGAAACCGTAGGTCCTATCTCAGACACATCTCAGCTGATCGACTCGTATGTCGATGCTGTTGAAACATCACTAAATAAGGATACCATCAAAACCAAGCTTCGTGAACTTCACGTTGAGGCTCAGAATCTTGAGATGGTCTGATCATGGCAATCACATTTGAACGAATCCAGTGGAAGAACTTCCTTTCGACTGGAGATACTCCGATATCCATCAACCTGAACAACGGCAGTTCTACGCTTGTAGTGGGACCAAACGGTGCAGGTAAGTCCACGCTGCTTGATGCCCTGTCGTTTGCCTTATTCGGCAAACCGCATCGTGACATCAACAAGCCACAGCTCGTCAATTCAATCAACGGCAAAGGTTGCGAAGTGACGGTCGAGTTCACGGTCGGCAAGATTCAGTTCAAGATCGTTCGAGGTATCAAGCCAAACATATTTGAGATCTGGCAAAATGGAACACTGGTCAACCAAGAGGCGCACTCAATGGATTACCAGAAGGTTCTGGAGCAGAACATTCTCAAGCTCAACCACAAGTCGTTTCATCAGATCGTGGTCCTCGGTTCTTCCTCGTTCATTCCTTTCATGCAGCTGCCGTCGCACCACCGTCGAGAGGTGATCGAGGACTTGCTGGACATCAACATCTTTACGAAGATGAATACGATCCTGAAGGAAAGGATTGCTGCTCACCGTGATGATCTGCAGTCTCTTCAGCATTCTTCAGAGATGCTCGATCATAGCATCACGGTACAGAAGAAGTACATCGGAGATCTGAAGCGGCGAACCGAGGATGCTGCCAAGAAGAATAACGAGAAGATCGCTACAATGGTCGCAGAGATCGAAGGTCTGCTGCTGGAAAATGACGAGGACCAGAAGATCATCGACCAGAACCTAGAATCAGCACGAGATCGTTCGGCAAAACTTCACGAGAAACGTCAGGCCCTGATGGTTTACCACGGCCAAATCAAGGCAAACATTCAGAAGGTTGTCAAGGAAGCAATGTTCTACGACAACAACAGCGAATGCCCGACGTGCAGTCAGAAGTTAGATGGTGCCTTTCGTGATCTGAGAATCTCCTCCTGCAAGGAGAAGGCAAAGGAACTTGCTGACGGCGAACACAAACTCGCCGAAGAACTCAAGAAGATCGAGACCGATATCAGCGCGGTCAGCGAGAGCCTGAGGATCTACCATGATCTGGCCTCTCAGATCACATCGAGGTTCATGGCGGTCAAACGCCTTCAGGCTAACATCAATACCTTGGAGAAGGAAGCCGCTGTGGCAGGTAGTGAGGATCTCACGGCGGCCGAGGCTAACCTTGCCTCGTTACTCGAGGAAAAGGAGAAGTCCTCGAAGCAGAAGGCCGAGGCGTACGAAGAAGGAACGTACAATCAGGCCATCTCTGAGATGCTGAAGGACACCGGCATCAAGACGAAAGTCATCAAGCAGTACCTGCCAGTGATGAACAAGCTTGTTAACCAGTATCTTCAGATCCTGGACTTCTTCGTCTCGTTCAACCTCAATGAATCATTTGAGGAGACGATTCGCTCTCGTCATCGGGATGACTTTTCGTACTCGTCCTTCTCAGAAGGCGAGAAGCAGCGAATTGATCTGGCTCTGCTGTTTACGTGGCGCCAGGTGGCCAAGATGAAGAACTCGGTCTCGACCAACCTGCTGATTCTCGATGAGACGTTTGATTCCTCAATGGACCACGATGGCGTTGAGAATCTGCTGAAGATTCTGGCCACGTTGGTCGATGGTAAGACCTCGGTCTTCGTAATTAGCCACAAGACCGACGCATTAGATGGCAAGCTCCGGAATAAGATCGAGTTCGAAAAGACCAAGAGCTTCTCGCAGATCAAGCAAAAAGCCGGATGATAAATGTGGCCTAAGTTGTTGATGGTCAACCATCTGCAAACTGACCGCATTTTGATCTTTACTTTTGACTTTGACTTGGTAGGATTGTGCCATGATGAATAGCACGGACAATAGCCAAGGCACTCTGGCCAAGCTCCTCGCGAAG